AAACGTCTCTGGGATCCATTACTTCTATTTACGGAGATTCTTTTTCTTTTTGCCTGAAGGGGGGAGCCGGGGAGGAGACCTCCCGCCCCTGGTCCCGCCCCCGGTGCCGAGCAGGGCCGCGAAAGGGTTCCCGGCGCCTCCTCCGCTCATCATCTGACTCATCATGCTGTTGACACTGGCCATCAAAGACGCCTCGTCCGGCTGACCATTCGGACCCATCTTTAGGTTCTTCGCACAATTCTCGGCAGCAGCCTCGATGGCACTGAGCGTCTCTGGAGGGAACATACTCAGAGTCGTCGCAATCATGTACAGGGACGAAAGATACTGCCAAATGGCTTGTTTCGTATTTTCTGAACAATCCTCACGTTTCCAGATGGCCGGAAGGTTCAGACTCTTTGCAAACTCATTCTCGTCACAAAAGAAAGAATCGTCACGGGACGTCATTTGACCGGCCCATGGTGCAACCTGTTTCATAAACGTCTTGCAATCTGGTCCCGTCTTGGCAGGCTCGTCGGGAAACACGTTACTGAGTTCCCCGAGGAACTGGGTCATCATATCATCGAAGGCTTTTATGGTGGTCATATAACCCAACTTAAGGACGCAGTCCTTAAGTTGTTTAGCGTAGCCAGTTTACAATTTTAAAAAGGCTCCTTCATAACTGGTCCAGAATCACCCTGACCTTGGCTCACGATAAAGTACACGAGCAGACCAACCAAGAAAGCAGGCTTGAAATAGTCTGAATTCTTCTTCGTCTCGTTATTCATTTTTGAAGTTAAATAGACGTAAGCAACGACGACGGCTACGGCAATGGCAGCGGCGCTCATAGGCTCACGGCAATACTGATCCATCTATTACTAAGAGTGGTTTAATTTTTGAATTTTTGTGGGCGCGTCTGGGAACAGGGACTCCCCGTCATCGGCCGGAGTGCCCCCTGGAACGCTCGGGGGCGTCAAAGAGTTGTTGACTGTTACGGCGGTATCAACACCGCCTGGTGTCTTTCCAAATTCCATGTTTCCCGTGTTTTGGGGAAGGGTGTCGAGGTTTTCACTCGCGGGCGTTCCCAACGGAACGCCCTCGTCCTCAGCTAAATCGGGTACGTCCTCATCACCCTCCGGGTCCTCGTCCTCATGATCCATATCCAGGTCCTCCCCGGCTGCTGGAAGGGGAAGGTACGTATTGAGAATCTCGGCAGTTGGGACTAGGTCCTCAATAACTTCGCCAATCCTCTTACAAAATCGGGCAGTCAAGACCTCTTTTCTTTCCTCCTCGGACTTTTGGTCCACGATGATACTGGGACTCTCATACAAGTCCTTAGCACACGCCTCGTAGCATCGCTGAACAAAGACGTCGTTGGCCGGAAGTTTGATACTGATCTTTTTAGACTTTTTGTCGGTCCTGATCGCACTCAGAATCTTGACGTGAATCACAAAGACAGCCGCCAGAAGGTTGGGGAACAGGGGCTGGTTCTTGATGATGGCATCTGTATTTTTGAGTGAAATTGAAGAGTTCCAGGTCTTGACGCCTCTCAAAAGCTCCTGGAAGACTCGCGTGGTGTTTTTGCCCTGGGACTCCTTCTTGGCCTCGAGCCAAATCTCCCAAAAGGCTTCGATCATCACGGGAATCATAGCGTCACAAAGCTTTTTCGTGAATCGGCGCTCGGACTCGTTCAAAAGGTCCATTTTAGTACATTGAGAGAAATATTAAATGACTAATTCACGTACACTCCATCAAGCTGAGATTTCCAATAGTCTCGCTCATATTCGAGTTGATGTATCCGAGCAAGGAGTTCAGACTCAATCTCCTCTTTGTGCGTCAGACGGCGCTTGAGTCTCTCAATTTCGTTTTCAAATTGCTTTGAACGTACCTTGTCCTGCTTGTTTTCCTGTAAAGATTCCCAGGTCTTGTGTATCTTGGACCTTTTGTGCTGAACGAGTGACACGGCATTTTTATAACAAAATCCGGGACGACAGGGACACGTGAGTTGGACTGAAACTTCCATATTTTTACATGAAAATTGAAGCTTTAATTCTTTTTAGTAATCCTGAGTTTCTCGGCCGTCTTTTTGAGGTTGACGAGACTTGGGAGGTACACACCGGGGTCAACCTCTTCCTTTTCCATCTCCGTCTCGAGCGCGGCCGCTTTGGTCCATTGAACACGGATGTCCAAGGGTCCAACGAGGTTGACTATGTACCCGAGCCTCTGGAGCTGGCGACACATGTACCCGACAGTCTGCGGAAGGTCGTACTTGGGAAAGCCAACAACAAACGGAGGGACTGTGAGTATCGCATCGCGACTGCCAAGGTCTGAAGCCACCTTAATTTTACGACAAAATTGCTCAAGAAGGGCACGGTAGTACTCTTTTTTCGCAAGGTCCCGCTTCTTTTCAGAAGCAACAATTTGTTTGGCCGAAACAGCCATTCTATTTTAACTGGTTAATTTTGGGACGGGAGTGGTACGCGCCCTAGGGGCGGTCTTGGAGGGCCGCTGCGCGCCCCTCAGGACCTTGTTTGCAAATTCGTCTGAGTCACCGTCATGTTCTGGTTATAAGCAGTTGCGATGTTTGTCAGGTTGGGCTGAGGGGGTTGGTTCTTGTACCCCTTGAGCGCGCCCTGGAACTGAGCATCCAGGTTCTTCTGGATATCGACCCAGGGCTGGTACTTATCGGGTTTGTACCCTGCGGTCGGATCAACGGTAGACGAGTCTCCAATCTTAAGGATATTGACAGACCCGTCTTGGCCAACCTTGGCGCTTATATCGTACTGAGTCCCCAAAAAGTGTTTGGTGTCGAAAAACATGATACGGGAATTATAGCTTCCGTCGGGCTGGATGTTTACAAAGACCGTATCGATAGGAGCCATATCAGGTTTCATAGACTGGACCTTTTCGATAATTGCCTGGACGACCAGAGGGGGCACGGGGGCCGTCAGGTCAACGTCGCCTGCCGCATATGTCGCCCTCTGACGCCCGTTCCACAGAAAGAAAAGGACGAGGATCACGAGGACCAGGATCACAAGGTCCTTCATTACTTTAGGCAAACAAAAAAGAGTCAGGTCCCCGGGGCCAGGAGCTGCGCTCACTGGCCTCCCCAAAAACCCTCACCCTAAATTAGATGGCACTTCTGGTCTATTCAGACAAGTGTAAATATTCACAGGATATTATAGGCTTCATCAAGACCCAGCCTGCTCTGATCGAGATTGTTCGGTTCCATAACGTGACCACGTCTGGCGTTCCTTCGAAAAAGATCACGAGAGTCCCGACCCTTGTCACAAACGAGGGGAACATGCACGTCGGTGCCGAAGTCAAGGCGTGGCTCGTGTCGATGGTACCGACTGAGTTCGAGTCCTGGGACTGTAGCGGGGGTCTGTGTCAAAACCTCGACGGGTCAGACACCCCCGGTCTCTTTGACCTCGACAAGTACGGCGAGTCTCTTCAGCCTATTTTAACACCTGAATTGGAGGCCAAAATCAGTATGAGCGTGACGGACGCGTATCAGGCCCAAAGAAAGTGAGAGTGTGATAAAGGGATAACGCACTTTTGACACAAGATGCATTTTCGCACGATTCAGGCATCGGCCCTCAAGTCGGTCTTTGAGGTTCTCAAGGATATCATCAACGATGTGAATGTCTATTTTACCAAAAGGGGTATTCACATCTTGACTCTTGATACGGCCCGTGTTACACTGGTCCATATGGACCTGAGCGCTGATAACTTTGAAGAGTACGAGTGTCCCACAGACATCATTGCCGGTTTGAACATGGCGAACGTGTACAAGCTCCTCAAGTCGGTCTCCGGACAAGATACCCTGTTTGTCCGTATCGAGGGTCGTGACTATATGGAGATTTTCATAGAGAATCCAGACAAGAAATCTTCGACCAATTTCAAACTGAAATTGCTGGACATTAACGAGGACATACTCGAGTTTCCGGATATTCACATGAATGTTGTGACCACTTTGCCTGCTATCGACTTTCAACGCATCACGAGGGATATGGGCAATCTCGCGACCGAGATGGACATCGTCCGCGAAGGCAACACGCTCGAGCTCAGTTGTAAGGGTGACTTTGCCGACCAAAAGACGGTCATAGAGTTTCCCGATACGGTCAAGCGGACCGGAAGTACGTTCAGTCTCAAGTACATTAACCTGTTTACCAAGGCGACAAATATGTGTTCGAGCGTTCAACTCATGCAAGATTCTGAGAATGAAAACATGCCAATCATATTTCGGTACACAATTGCAAATCTCGGAGACTTGAAGTTTTACTTGGCACCTAAGGTTGAGGCTGACTAATTAAAGTTTATATATGATAAAAATATATGGAGGCCAGGTACGAAGAAAGGATACGTGCGTGTACGTCAGAGGCTGAACTGGCCGAGTATCTTCTTTCGTGTGTTCCGGTACTAAAGGAATATACGAAGGAGGTTGAAGAAACGACCATAGTACAGACCAAAAAAGTGGCGGGTGTACAGATATCGTCCCGTAAAGGTGTTCAACGAAACGATATATATAAAAAGTATCTCAAAGAGGTCGAGGACGGGTACGAATACGTCACACCGGACAAGGATATTCACGAGAAACCCTGTCGCCAATGTGGAGCCATGTACTCTCGCGTGTTTGACGAGTCTGCGTCTGAAGAGATTTGCAAAGAGTGTGGAGCTACAGAGTACATACTGGGTGACGAGGTGGGTTTCAAGGAGGAACAGGACCTTGAGAAGCACATAGTGTATTCATACAAGAGGGAAAACCACTTTAACGAGTGGATCAGTCAGTTCCAAGCTAAAGAGTCTACGACCGTCCCCGAGGAAGTCATAGCTAAATTAAGAACTGAATTTAGGAAACAAAAGGTCAAGGAACTTTCGGAGATTACTCACGAAAAGGTAAAAGCCCTTTTGAAGAAACTTGGATATGCCAAGTACTATGAGCACGTACCATATATAGCAACTATAGTCAGCGGCATCACTCCTCCAACGATGTCTCAAGCGCTTGAAGACAAATTAAGACTCATGTTTCATGCCATACAAGCACCGTTCGAGAAGCACAAGCCTGCAAATCGTAAGAATTTCTTGTCGTACTCTTTCGTACTTTACAAAATGAGTGAATTGCTCGGGGAAGACCAGTACCTCCCGTGTTTTCCCCTTTTAAAAAGCCGTGAGAAGTTGTACGTCCAAGACCAAATTTGGAAGAAAATTTGTGATGAGTTACGCTGGGAATTCATTTCCACGGTATGAGGACCCGGTGGGTCCGAGTCGGAGCGGAGCTCCTCCTAAAACATCTCCACATCTGGAGGAGGGTACGCCTCCTTTTCGATCCGCTCAAACTCAAAGGGTCCCAATTTATCTGGAAAATTGATCAAGTACCCCTGAGAAAGACCCAAGAGGGTCAGGTAGTTTCGGGTCTGAATTCGGTACGTCTCGTTAATCTTACTTACCGACTTGAGTTCCACAACAGCTTTGCGGTCTATGATGAGGTCGGCTCTGACGTGTCCGACGTTCTGACCTTGGTAATATACGGGTACGATACGCTCAGTCTCGTAAGGTATCTGACGGTCGCGCAGGGCCACCTCGAACGCACAATGGTACACGGACTCGGAGTACCCGGGACCTAAAGAGGACCATATGTCTTCGGCGATTGTTCGAAGCTGGTCCATTAAAAGATATTTGTGCGTCTCTTTTAAGGGGGCGAGGAAGATTCAATGGGAAATAAGTGCTACGCACTTAGTAAGGAAATGCTCTGGCCTCAACATATCTTTTGTACCCAACTCGTGTTTGGGGCTGTTTCCTGGTGGGACGCCTTTTGGTCCGTGGCTCCAGACATCCCCATGCTCCTCTTAGTTCCATGGCCGGTTCCATGGTCTCTCATACAAGACTGGTGGGCTTACTCAGTCTTGTACAAGGTTCCTCACTCCCTTTTGTTCTTAATTTTGATCCAAAATTCAAGGGCTCGGAAAATATACGCCTTACATATCCTCCTTGATGTGTTGAGTCATACGGGTCCATGGTCTATTGAACCTCTGTGGCCTTTGGGAGGTCCAGTGTCTGGTATCGGGGATGCTATTGTGTGGGTCTAAACAAAACGGCGCAGGCGTGCTTGGCGTTTGCGTGCAGCCACGTTGGCACGCAAGGTTTGACGCTGCCTCTGGGCTGCATTATACGCTGCTTTATATGCAGCATTGTTGTTATTTACACGCGCGGGAGCTTGTTGCCATGGCTGAAAAACTGCAGGAACTGGTGCTTGCTGCTGTTTCCTTGCGGCGTTAGCTGCCGCTTGACGCGCGAGACGGTTGGTTTGTGCACGAGCTGCCGCTTGACGCGCGAGCCGATTGGTTTGTGCACGAGCTGCTTGATTCGCCTGGTTGGTAATTCGCGGGGGTGCTTGATTTGCAGAACGCGGGCTCGTCTGATTCGAAGCTCTCCTTCCTTTCAAAAGGAGACGGCCTGCACCAATAGCCAACGGAGTCAGTGCTCCAACAATTGCCAAACGCTTACCACCATACACGTATCCAACGATAGCTGCCACCATCATAAGGAGTGTATACGCACTTGCGGACGCTGCCCAATTAGCTATGGTTTTCGTTATACTAATTGTTTTCATGGATGTGTATGCCATTAAAAAAAATGCAGTGGCAACAATATAAATGACGTTTGTTGCAGCTTGAACAAACGCAGTTCCAGCGCGGCCAGGAAGACCGGCGAGTTGGTTCCACCGTCTAGCCGCCGCCGCTGCGTTTTCAGCTGCCCTATTAGCCTTCGCTTTTTGTTGAGCCTCGTTCAGTCCTGCTCGTGCTGCCCGCTCTCTCGCCTTTTTTGCAGCGGCAGAGGCGGCGTTGGAGACTCTCGCGTTCGCTTGAGCCTTTCTCTCAGCTGCTTTCGCATTGTTTGCCGCCTTTTGTTTCTCTGCAGCTGACATTGTTGTCATTTTTCTAGCTAAATTGGTAGCAGCTTTGGCCTCGTTTTTAGCGGCCTTGGCTTCTTTTTCAGCAGCTGCCGCGTTTGCCTCCGCCTTCACAGCGCGTTCCTCGGCCTCTTTCGTTGCAGCCTCGGCCTCAATACGCCGTCTCTCGGCATTCGCCTCAGCTGCCGTCTTCGTTCTCTCCGCCTCAATTCTTGCGTTTACAGTTCCTACTGCAACCTGAAGCGCCTGACTTCCTTCAGCAAAAGCTCTTGGTGCGATAGCTATAGACTTCTCCAACGTAGCCAATTCTTCTTTACATTCTTGAATATAGGCTGACTTGGCGTTTTTTAGTCTTTGCGCTGCATTCTTGACCGCGTTATTGTGAATTTTCCGTGCAGAATTTACACGTTTGTTATATGCACTTGTGGACTCAAAACGACCTTGGGGTGGAGGCTTGAACACAGCCAAAGAAGAGGCGCGTAGCTCGGCTCGAGCGTTGGCAGCGGCGGCCCACTCGGCATCGGCTTTTTTACAACCATCTTCAAGTTTTTGAAATGATGCTATAGATGCAGCCACCACTGCTTTACTAAAGTTAGTTTGACCGGAAGGAGTTGGGGCAACATTCCAGAACGTTATAGCTTGGGCTTCAGACGGCTGAGAAGATTCCAGTGCCACAACACTCGTTTGCCGTATGTTGGAAGTTGTTTGTGAGTTTCCAAATTGGTGTTCTTGAGCCACATCGGCAGTTTTTGAAAGTACCATGTCAGTTGCCACGGCGTCTGCAATTTGCATCGGAACAACCTGGCCAGCTGCCATGTGCGCGACGAGAGTCAAAATAGTCAAGGCTATAGGAACTCTTGAAGGTTTTACGCCCACGGCGCGCAGAGCGCGAATTGCAGACTTTCCCGATAACTTCCCTACTGCCGAAGGTTCCATACGTTTCAGAAGTGAGACGGCGGTTCGGTTATTCCCCTGATTAAGGTTTTTAGTTAGTAATGCTACATTTCTAGAATTTGTGGGTAAGCGGCTCGGTGAACCGTTCCCACCCGGGCGGCGGTTACCGGAATTCATTTATTATAAACTAAGAAATTAGTATCGCCTCTTCGCTGGAGGCTCGTTGGCGTTTCGACGCAGTGACACGGTGTTCTTTGGACGTTTACTGAGAGACTGCGCGAGGCTCTCTTCGTGACGTTGCATAGTCCTTCGTGTGTTGTTATTCGTCGTGCCGCGACACGCGATGATAAAGTAGACACCCGGGCGATTCAATATGTTCGACAAGTGAACTTTCGAGTTTGTAAAAGACTTTGAGTGGTGCTTGAGGCTCTTGACACCGAGGAAGATGTTTGTGTACGGGTCAGGGTCTGTGTACTCGAGTTCTAAATCTACGATGGGGTCTCCTGGAAGGTAAACGCGTGGATTTTGCGAGTAAAAATAACGAAGGGCCGAAGGTAAATGCTGTCTAGGAATTCTGTGCTTAATAAACTCTCGTGTAAGACGGATGTTTCGGTGAAGCGCATGAAACGTGGGGTGATAGATGATGTTTTTAGAGAGGGGAAACCCGGGTACAGCTACGAGCGAAACATACACGCCTTCGGGGACTGGAAAGTGTCGAAGATGTGAAGGGTCCGTATACTTACCATGTGCTATCGACCATTTGATATTAGTGTTTGGTCGCATGGCATAGTTTTGAAAACGTTGGAGTTTGGTCTGACTCATACTAATTTAGTTCAAGAATTTAACGCCGAGTACGGCCGAACATCTTGGAGTACTTGCTGTGGACCCACCGAGCATCCTCCTTGTAAATGCGAGACGCACGGGGCAGAGTCCGCTTCGTCAGCGTGCTGATGGCGATGAGACGGCGGATGACGGCGTGAGGGTCTTCGTGGCCCTTGGTCACCGCCTTGACGAGCGCACGGCGACGATCCTTGGGTGCCTCCACGGGGTGGTAGTGGTACCGAGTCAACATACCCGCCTTGAGTTTGCCGATAACCTTGGGGCCCTTACCGATCGCACCAACATCCTTGGTAGGCACGGCACGCACGCGGGTCGTACCCGCCTTACGGGTGTACGTATAGGTCTTGCCATCCTTGCGGTGGACCGTGATACGCTTAGACTTACGGTGCTGAACGTATCCTGATCGAATAATGGTACGCATCTTTTTGTTATTTTTAGGTGGGAAAAAAGTTCTAGGGAGGCCTCCGGCCTCGGGCCGCTAGGGCGGCCCCCGCAGGTCCTAGACCGCCCCGCAGGCCCTCGCAGGTTCTAGACCGCCCCCGGGAGGCCTCCGGCCTCACAGGCCGCCCTAACGGGCGCCCTGCTCGTAACCCTTCAAAAACATCTTAAGCTTCGCGTCGTTCGACGCACCGAAATCGAACATATCCTCCCCGTGAAGTTCAAGGTCCAAAGATGGAAAATCATACGCGTGTCTCAATTTCATTGTAGAATAGAGAATACCTATGGCGTACGTCTTGAGGTCCTTGACCTTTTCGAGTCTGTTCCATGCGAGTTTTAACGCAAAGGCTTCTTGACCAAGAAAAGGACCACCAGGGGTGGACTCGGCCGCCCCGCCATCGATATAGTTCCACCCATCCTTCAATTTTACACTCGAAAAGAGGAAAGGTATGGCGACCGAGGCACACACGGCGTCCAGAACGCTCATAGAAGGGGTCGTATCGACCGAAAAGTACACAGTCTTCATAAAGTCTACGCAATAGGCCGATACGTGGAGTTTCACGGGGTACAAGTCGTAGAGTTCTTGAAAAGTCACGTCTTCCTTGCCAATAAAAAACTCACATGCCCCAACAAGGACTTTACGTATTTTTGTATGAGGAATGAGTCCGTAGTCCTTGAGGAGACACTTTATGTTGGGTTTCATAATTTGCTTGACGGGAACACTCAAAGCAAAGTCAAGGACCTTTGTTGGGTCTCCTTTTGTCAAGCAAAATAGAAAGCCTATGAGGGCCCCTGCCGATGCACCCGATAAAGCCTCGAGATCATCGAGTTGACCTTCCCTCTTGAGTTTTGATACGACACCAAGGTACATAAAGAAACCCATGGCGCCTGGACCTATGATGAGGTTTTTCATACTCTAATAAAACTGGGGAAAGAAACCACGTAGACTTGCCCACACGATGGAAAACACCAGTGTATGGACCAATACGGGGACTATACCTGTCTGACCCGAGAAGAAGATGGGTCCACCGTTGGGAGGTAAAGTCAAGAGAACGCCCGGTGTCAAGAGGACGAAGAGAAGGGCCGGTACTATGAGGTCGGCCGGAGTCATTGTGAATTTGAAAACAAAATGGATGATGAGCCATGACAAGAGAGCTACGACCAAAGCGTGGAACATCACCTGTATCAAAAGTCCAGAACTTGGTGGAAGGCTAAGCAAAAGTCCTGGACTCAAGAGAGCAAAGAGTATGGTCGGCACGAGGACTTTTGGTCCTGTTATGTCGATCATTTGTAATAAACTGACATATTATGTCAGCGCCCGCGAAGGGTACGGGTCACGACCACTGCGTGGTCGGTTCAAAGAGCCCGCAAATAGTGCTGAGCCCACCCGTGAAACTGGTCTTCCCAGACCCGATCGTCGATTGTCTCGATGCTTGACATTTCGGTCCATAAACGCTTGTGCGTCGGCTTGGGGTCGGTGACGGGTCGCCACTTCCAAGGTGTCATCACAAAATCAACAAACTGAGAGTACTTGACAACGTGCGTCAGATAGTTCCTCTGAAGCTCGTCGTAGATTATCATCCACGCGTCCAAAAGGTCTTCGGAATACACGGCTTGCCAATCCTCAGGGTCGAGCTGAGAATCAAACTCGTCGGGATCCTCGTCCGAATTGTATGCGTAGTGTTCGCCAAGGTACGCATCACGCGAATATTCGTCGTTGACGCCCATTTTTTACTTGAATATTTAGGGTGTCACGTCCTTAAGGCCTGTTACGGACACGGAAGCCGTCTCCTTGGTGGGTGCCGAGTCCTGGATAGCGTTCCAGGCCCCTTCGACCTGAGCCTCGTTCCCGCCAAAGAACGTACGAAGACCCTTGAGAATAACCTCTTTGGTTATTGAGCCTTTGGTTGTTTTCGTTTTCAAATTGACCTTGACCTTGTCCTGAACCTTGACGGCGTCAATCTCATTCTGCTGCATGTGAAGCGTCACAAACTTGCGAAGATCCTTCTCGCGCGTGTTGAGCGTCTGGAGATCTTTGCGAGCTGCGGCCAACTGGGCCTTGAGGGCGACCCACTCAGTCATAGCGGTTTTAAAATCCATTTTCTGATAGAACGGACCATTTTTTTAACTATTCGAAGGCGCGGGGAACGGACAAGTCCGCAGGACTTGGACTCGAGGTGGGGCGGACAGTCGCTGCGCGACTGGCTTAGCTGTACTCGTAATCTATCTCAAACTTGGGCCGCATCACGTCAGGTGGGATCGTGCTGAGGTTGAAGATGCTCACTGGGGTACGGGGATTCAGGGGCTCGCTGCGGAAGTCGCGGTTGGCGTTACGCAGAACACCTCCCAGCGTCTCGGGGTAACCAATCTGGCTGCGTGGATCCAGGTAGTTCTGGTTGCCTAGGATCTTGTCTGGGCTGAACTGACCGAAATCCTCGGTGGCCACAACGTCGCGGGGGATCAGGCTGGCGGACGACACGGTCTGACCGATGTTGTCACCCATGCTCACGGGGGCGGGCATCATCATGGCGCCCTGATTGACGCCACCTGTGGTGCCCATAGCTGGACCAACACCGACATTCATACCAGACACGGCCATCTGACCCTGGTTAGACATCCCGAACCCACTCTTCCGGCCGCTGAACAGGAGGAACAAAATAATGACGACGAGGACAACGATCGCCAGACCCTTGCGATTCATTTATACTAAGTTGGGATATTTTTTCCCCGCGGACGGATACCACCCGTCCTGCTCTCACCCCTCCCTGGAACTTTGGACGGGCTGGCGCCAAACAGAGTTGCTACCGCAACTCGGGGTCAATCCAGAAAATCCGCTGGGTCCTCATCGTCCACGGGCTCGTCCGTGAACATGTACTCCTTGGGGGTCGGAGCGGCTGCGACACCCCGGACACGCACCTGGAGCACGCGCCAAATGGGTCCAAACGACTTTTTCAGGAACCACAGACCGGCCAATTCCAGAACCAAGTCGCACTTGGACTCGGTCTTGACGGCCTGGAGTTCGACCGGGTTCTTTTGTGTATCAAAAGCGGTCGTCGTCACCTGACCCTTGACGGTGGCCAGGGAGGCATCGAGAATCCCATCCGTGACGCTCTCCTGAAAGGCGTTCAGGATCGTCTCGTCCGAGAGCTCCTTACCGAACCACTCCACCTTGGACGCCTTGGCCTGAGCGAGGAGTTCCTCATCAATTGTCTTGAAAATATCTGTACCCTCTGGAACCTTGAACTTGACCGTCTTGGTCTCGAGCGAATCCTGGAGCACGAGACCATTGACCTGCTGAGTCTTCTCGGAAATGCGCAAGAAATACCGGCCGTCTGGAAGCTTCTGAGGCTTTCCGTACTCCATCTGTAATACATATACAAAAATAATCTTTAACTTTAGTAGTACATGAATTCGTGCGGGGCCAAGTACATTCTAAAAGATTGTACGTGTCTGACAGATCCACTCAATTTTTATTCAACTATTTGTGGGTACGTAAGCAAACAGAATGGTCTCGTGTACCCCTGTGACCCTGGGTGTTGTCTCGGGAAGTGTGAAAACAAAGATCCAGTCACACGTGTTGAAGTTCGACCATCGGCCGGTATTGACTTGCCAGCTGGGTACGGTTCGAACATTCCACAGAGTACACAAGCTTCTGACATTCCTGGAGCGGCACCGGTAGATGCTCCTACAACTCTTTTACCGGGCGGAATTCAGTCAACTACACCACCCCCACCCACGTACAAGGTTTGGCAAGTGTTTTTGATTGCGTTGATCCCGTTGTTACTGGTACTCATCTTAGGGTGTTTCCTTGCTTAAAGAGTCCCGTCGTGCCTATAGTACAAAGCACACATGGCTACTCTCGAGACTCTCAACGCGGCCATCGAGGCTATCGCCAAGGAGCAGCGCGCTCTGCGTAAGGACATTCGCAAGATTCGTCAGCACTTTGAGGACCCGACCGGCGAGAAGCACGAGGCTCGTACCAAGAACAACGGATTCAACAAGCCCCTGGGCGTCTCCGAAAAGCTGCGGGCCTTCCTTGGTCTGGCTGCGGACGAGAAGATCTCTCGGTCTCAGGTGACTCGTAAGGTGAACGAGTACGTCGAGGCCAAGGGTCTGAAGGCGGGTCAGAACATCAGCCTGGATGCGACCCTGCAGGATATTCTACAGGTGCCTGAGGGTATTCAGGTGACTTTCCTGAACATTCAGAAGTACATCAACCCGCACTACATCAAGGAGGAGAAGCCCCCGACCGAGAAGAAGCCCCGTGCGAAGAAGGAGAAGGCCGCGGCCGAGACTCCTGCCGTGGGCGGAGAGAGTACGACCCCTGCGGGGTCGGCCGAGGCCCCAAAGGAGAAGAAGATGCGCCCCAAGGTCGCCAAGCCCGCTACCACTGCCTAGACCAAAGAGACTTAAAACAAAACCTCGTGTGTAATATAAACTAAACAATGGAGGCCCCCGAGTTTGAAACTAACGTTGTCAAACTCCCCCCTCCAGAACTTTCACGTGATGTCGTGAATGCTCTGGTCGGGACCAAAGTCAAAGATCTTGCGCTGTACCGGCGTGCATTTACCCACAAGTCAGCCCTGAAACGCTATTCAGGTCTGACTGGTTCCTATGAGACTCTCGAGTTTATGGGTGATTCCGTACTTGGATTCGTCATCACGAAACACCTGTTTGACCTCCACGAAAAGGAGCAGGAGGGCTTCCTGACAAAGGCCCGTACGAAGATGGTCAGAGGAAAGACCTTGTGTGAAATTTCAAAAGTACTTGGTCTGGACAAGATGATTTTGATGGATGAAAAGGGTGAGCGCAACGGCTGGAACACCAATGAGCACATTATGGAAGATGTTTTCGAGGCTTTTGTCGGGGCCATCTACTTGGACTTGGGCATGGTACACGCCAAGCGGTTTGTGCTTGACTCGTTCACGAAGGTTCAAACGTCCCTCGTGGATGATAACTGGAAAGACCAGCTCATGCGATGGTGTCAGGCCCTCAAGTACGCCTTGCCCGAGTACCGTATGGACGGTCAAACCAACGGGCAATTCTTCATCACGGTCGTAGTGGACGGCATGGACGGAGGGTCTGGATTTGCCACGACCAAGAAACAGGCTGAGCAAAACGCCGCGGAGATTGTACTTAAGACTGACCCCCGTTTCAAAAATAAGAAAATACCCGTCAATGGAAAGTCCAACAATTCAGAGAGCCCGTGAACTCATTGCGCAAGAATACGCCGAACAAAGGTCTCAGGAATGGTTAGACCTCCGTGAGAATATGATCACGGCAAGTGATGCTGCAAGCGCGATCGGCGAAAGCCCCTACGAATCTGAAGATGCATTCGTCAAAAAGAAAGTCCTCCGGACCAAGTGGGCCGGGAACGAGGCGACGGCGCACGGAACTTTACTTGAACCCATCGTTCGGGAAATGTATGACCAAAAATATAACAGAAAGTCCCACGAGATTGGTCTGGTTCAACACAGGGACTACCCGTGGTTGGGTGCTTCACCCGATGGTGTCACTGAAGATGGAATTTTGGTCGAAATTAAGTGTCCAAAATCTCGTAAGATTACATCCAACGTTCCTAAACACTATTGGCCCCAAGTCCAACTTCAACTCGAGATTACGGACTTGGAAGAGTGTGACTTTGTTCAATACCGACCGGCCCAGATCGAAGACGGAGTTCTTCGATCGCCCGAGGAATTCGTTGTCGTCCGTGTCCACCGAGATCGCGCATGGTT